CAAGAGGATTGGTTAAAAGTTCTGTTGTAGTAATTGTTGCTATAGTCTTTGTTTTAAATAAACTAAATATATTACCACTGGCATCTACTAGAGTAACATCTATATTACAACCAGATCCTGCATCATTGGAAACTAATATAGATTTTACAACAGCTGTTTTTGCGCTTGGCACCGTATATAGTGTTGTTAAATCTGTAGTGGTTAAGTCTACTTTTTTATTTATAAAACTATTTGCCATTAATTTAAAAAGAAGTTTTGAGCTTCTACCTCATCTTTTAGTTCTTGTTGATACGTGGTGTTAAGTTTCTGTATAATACCATCTAAATCTCTAGTCTGAGCCTCTGCTATGGTGTAGTCATATTCTTGTGCCGGTCTAGTTATAATCTGTGTAATCTTTGCCATTATCTTCTCCCGTCTGGTTGTACGTCTAATCTAAATGTGCCTAATTTCCAACTTTGACTAGCTGCTGTATTTTCTACTTTTAATGAAATTGCTCTAGCTCTTGCACGTGTATCAACTTTAGTTGTTGATGTTGTAATATCAAATGGTCCAAGAGGTGAACTACTCTGTGTGCTGTTTGGATAATTTTTTAATCTTAGTGTGACTCTAGTCGTGCCTGTTTGAGATATAAAATCTGGAACAAATCTTCTAATTTTCATTATATGCTCACCATCTCCTCTAAAGTCTGCAATACCACCAGCACCTCTCATAACTCTTTGCGTAATATCATAATCTCCTGATGATATATTTGATAACACTGCTGTTATAGTACCGTTTTTATTTTGGTCGGTCCCTGTTTCGTGTTCATAGTATGAAGTTCTACCTTCTGTATTTCCTACAACATCAAAAGATGAATCATTACCTGCAGAGTATTCTAAAGCATGTGGCTTACCAAAAACAGCAGAATCTTTCCACATAGTCCTAGCTAGTGTGCCCACCGTCCAAACAGATCTTCTTGGAGTTGAATCAAAATAATTATATGTAACTTGTTTATCAATTACGTCCGATGTAGAAGAAGGGTAAAACCATATTATCTCTCCAAACAAATTATTTAAACCTGCAGATACCATTTGATTACCTGATGCTAAATTTATATCATCATAAACAAAGTCTTCTACTAAACAAGGTAATGATTCTAGTTTACCACCATATCTAAAAAAACCATTTTCTGACATCCAATATGCAGCACCATCAACTTCTACGCATGCGTTCTGACCAACAAGCCCACAGTTGGTTCCCACTTGTGCAAAACCAAAAGTAAAAGGTGCACCAACAAAGTTCATTGTAAATAAAGCTGTATCTGTCCAAATATAAATAGCATCCCTACCTCTGATTGCTCCTCTGATCTGTGATCCATCGGCCAGTCTTTGTGTACCGGCTGTATTGGTTGCTGTTGGTGTATAAGTATTAATATCTTCTTGATCAGAGAATCTTATAAACATATCATCTTGTGTAGATGTATCTCCAATAGTTGTTTCCGTTCCAAAAAATACTAAGTGACGATCCGGTGTGGATACTATCATGTGACGCGATGCTGTAGGTGCGCCCGTTATAATAGTTGCTCTAGTTTCTGTTGCATTACCTAAACTAGAGTCCCAAGAAAAAACAGCACTATCGTGAATTAAACAAATTGCTTTATCACCAAAATTATCTAATGACCACATTCCAGGATCTAAAGCTAAACCCTCTTGTGTTTGTTCATTCCATGCAGCATAATCTGTACCATTAGTAACAGTGACTCCATCACTATGAGAGGCCGCAGTGGTCCCTCTAGCTCCTCTAGTTACACCCGTTAAAGTGTTACCACTTACCCCAGTGTACTGTATCATTTCTGTTCCGATTAAAACAAAGCTAGTTCCTGTTGACGGAAATTGTGTAGCGCTTGTTAAAACCACGGTCGTAGTGCTAGCATCTATTGCACCGTTTAGAGTAGTTGTTACTGCTCCAGTGTCTTCACCACCATAAGTACCTAAACCCCAACCGAAACCCTTCTCTTGAACAGCTGTGCCTACAGGATAGTAATGTTGTACTCTAATACCACCTGATGTTGTTGCACCAGATCCAGATTCATTTGATGGCATTGTGATTGTTAAAGTCGTGGCAGTAGGAACAGCGGTCACCATGAATTTTTTATCGTCAAAATCAGATGCTCCAAAATTAGATCCTGTTATGGTTGTAAAATTATCTAATAAAATTATATCGTTAGGTGATATTCCGTGAGCTGTTGAAAATGTTATTGTTACAATTGGTGACCCGTTAGTAGTGCTAAACGCACTTGTTAAAGTAGTAGTAGTTTTTATTGGGTGTATGTCATAAAAAACATCTCCAGAAAAAGCATATAATATTCTGTTAGTGCCAATGATAGCATATCTTCTACCTGCCGTATTTACAAAATGATGTAGGCCTCTACCAGCACCTGTTAATTCATTAGAATTAAGTGCTCCTAACTGGTTCCAGCCACCTATTTTCTCAGGTATACCATATCTAAATCTAACATTATCACAGTCTATCCACTGTCCCTCTGCTCCGGTTTCTGTGACTTGTTTATTAATACCTGGAATAAAACCTATTTTCTGTAGCATAATATAGCACTATATATACTTATTGCATTTTGTAAATGCACATTTATTTCTATTTTGCTGTGCTAATATTAAAAGCAAGAGACATTCTTTGTTCTTTTTTATTTAAATTAGGCTCTACTGCGTGTTTTAACCAACTAGGAAATAAAAGTAAATCGCTTTCTTCAACAAGTATTTTCCAACTAGAACTATTCTGTGTGGTAAATTCTTGAATAGAGTGCTCCCACAAATAATCTATTCCTTCATGTGCAGGATTATAAAAACATATTTTACCACATTCTAATGGGGTCTTTAAATAATATACTCCTGAAATTACTGAACCCCCATGAGCGTGTGGTACATTATAATCTTTATACCCATTAACATTTGCCCACATACTTGAAATATAAAATTTATTGTTTAATGGAATACTGTCTATATATCCAACAAAATTTTTTTCTATTTGTTGAGTTAGTTCTAAAAAAATTTCTTGATTTGGACTAAGATCAAAAGACTGCCAACCTGTGGGATTACTAATTTTTCTACCTTTACTATCTTGTTTTTTTAATTTTAAAATGTAATTAATTAAAGGCTTGTTTTTAATATTCAATTTTTGCTTGTATACATTTACATTAAATATTGTGTTCATTTTCAACTTCTTTCATTTTCTGTATATTGACATTTATATATCATTTAGGTATAAAATATCAATAAAAGAAATACAGACATGAAACCAGAGATTTTTGCAATATTTCCAGAACCTGTTTACAAGACTAAATTAAACAGATCTTTTACAAAGAAAGAAAAAAATTATTTTAATAAAAATAAAACTAACGTTCAAAAGAATTTATTAAACTCTACAGGACTAAATAGTTTTGTTTTAGATCATAAAGAAATGAAAAACCTTCACAGTGATTTAATTAATATAATAAAAGATTATTTTATTAAAGTAACACAAACAAGTAATTCAATAACACCTTGTATTACACACTCATGGTTAAACTATACTAAAAAAGGACAAGCACATCATCTACACAATCACTCAAACTCTATGGTATCTGGTATTGTATATATTAATGCAAACAAAAATTATGATAGCATAACATTTTGGAAGATGGGTAATTCTATAGATTTAGCTCCTAGCACTTATAATTTATTTAATTCAACTACATGGGTTTTTCCAATAGAAACTTATGATATATTACTGTTTCCTTCTCATTTATATCATAAGGTAGAAACTAAACAGGGATTAAATGAAAGAATAAGTTTAGCATTTAATGTTTTTGTAAAAGGAAAAATAGGAAGTAGTTCAACTTTAACTGAGTTAAATTTATTATAAAAATGTTTATAAAAAGTTATAAAATAAAATCAAAAACCTGTGATAATTTAATTAAATGTTTTTATGAAAATAAAAACTTTCACGCGGAAGGAACAATAGGTTTTTTCGGAGTCGATAAAAAAAGAAAAGACTCTACTGATTTAGAAATAATTAATATTAGTAATGATATTAATGTTATTAACTATCTTAAGGACCTAGATAAATGCGTTCAAGAGTATAAAAAAACATTTGAGTTTTGTGACAAAGACCAGACTTCATGGTCAATAATTGAAAGCCCTATTATTCAAAAATATAATCCCAAGGGTGGTTTTAAAATATGGCACTATGAAAATAACGGCAATCCTAATTCTATAAGACGTCATTTAGTTTTTATGACATTTTTAAATGATGTTAAAGAAGGGGGTGAAACAGAATTTTTTTATCAAAAGAAAAAGTTTAAACCTAAAAAAGGGTTGACGTTAATATGGCCTGCTATTTGGACTCATACACATAAAGGTATAGTATCTACAAAATATAAAAAATATATTATAACCGGTTGGATAAGTTATAAATAAGATATGAATTTAAAAGAACACTACGTAGTTTTTCCAGAGGCCTTTACAAAAAAATTTTGTAAAGAGGTTATTAAATTTGGAAACATGCAAAGAGATTCTGTTGCTCTTATTGGAGGACAAACACATGTTAATGATTTAAATAAAAAAGAAAAAAACAATTTACAAAAAACTAGAAACTCTAATATTGCATGGTTGAATGATAGATGGATTTATAAAGAAGTATTACCTTTCATAGAAAAAGGTAACGAACGTGGCGGTTGGAATTTTGATTTAGATATTTCAGAAAGTATTCAATTTACTAAATACAGTACTGACCAACACTATGGTTGGCATTGTGATTCTTTTCCAAATCCTTTTGATAATCCTAATGCGCCAAGTCATTATGGTAAAATTAGAAAATTATCTGCAACTATATCATTATCAGATCCTTCCGATTATTCTGGAGGAGAGTTAGAGTTTAATTTTAATGATGCAAACAAATCTAAAAAACAAAACATACGTCAATGTAAAGAAGTATTACCACAAGGAGCTATTGTAATTTTTCCAAGTTTTGTGTATCATAGGGTGCTTCCAGTAACAAGAGGAACAAGATACTCATTAGTCATATGGACTCTTGGATATCCGTATAAATAAATATGAAAGTAATACCAAATTTTTTAGAACAAGAATCTTTTAATAAAGTTAAATCGTGTTTATTAAATAATCTCTTTCCTTGGTATTTTAGTCCAAACACAGGTCATGATGATGATTTTTCTGATTTTTTATTTTCACATTATCTTTACAAAGACGATAAACAATGGAGTCAGTTTTTTAATTATATTATAACACCGCTTATAAGTCGATTAAATTGTAATTATTTAATAAGAGCAAAAGCTAATTTATATACTAAAAAACATAAACATATAAAAACAAGTTTTCATGTAGACTTACATGATAAACATACAGTTGCTTTGTTTTCTATAAATACAAATAATGGTTATACTCTTTTTGAAAATGGAGAAAAAATTCCATCCATAGAAAATCAAATGTTAATCTTTGATGGCAGTTTAGCCCACGCCAGTGTGTCTCAAACCGATGCAAGTATTAGAGTTAATGTTAATATGGATTTAATATAATGAGTTTTAAAAAAAATAAATATGTTGTAGTCAAAAAAGTTATTCAAAAAGAATTAGCTTCTTTTCTCTATAACTATCTTCTAGTTAAGAGACAGGTTGCTCGTACTTTAATTGATACAAAATATATATCTCCCTTTGAAAAAATGTTTGGTGTGTTTGGTGACGGCCAAGTTCCAAAAGCTTTTGCAGCATATGCAGATATAGCTATGGAAACTTTATTAATAAAAGCGCAGCCAGTGGTTGAAAAAATAACAGGTTTAAAACTTTTACCAAATTATTCTTACACTAGAATTTATGGATATGGAGACGAACTTGTTAAACATATAGACAGGTTTTCTTGTGAAATTTCTACAACAATAAATTTAGGAGGAGAACCTTGGCCCATATATGTTGAACCAGTTGGTAAAACTAAAGGAGTTAAAATTGATTTAAAACCAGGAGATATGTTAGTATATAGAGGAGACTTACTTCAACATTGGAGAAAACATTTTGATGGAGAAAACCACGCTCAAGTTTTTTTGCATTATAATAATGCAAAGAAAAAAGAATCAAATATATATGACGAAAGGATTCATTTAGGGCTTGTTAAAGATCCAATGTTTCTTCAAAAAAAGGAAAAAAATGATTAATAAAAAAGTGTTATCAGAAATAGATGTTTATTCTGGAAAAATAAAAATGCCTAAAGGTTTTGAAATAGATAGATCAGAGCTTGTAAAAAATATTACAGTGACTAATTACTACCAAGATGTTAACCATAATTTTTCTAAAGAGTGGGATAAAGTAAAAACTTTTATATCTGATTTTTTTCTACTAGAACACAAACTAGGTCTTGCTCCTAAAGAATCTTTTGGTAGTTTTTTTGAAAGAAACGAAAGATCTAGACCCATGGTTGCAGCGGATACAGCTGATTTAATAAATGCTTCTGATTATGTTTTTTTATATGGTGTTGGAACAGATCCAGGGACTTGTGAAATTGTTATTCATTATGATAATAAAAGATTAACAAATCTAAATTACAGACACAAACTAGAAACAAATGAATTTATTATGTTTCCCGCAACTCAACTTTATTATATTGAAAATAATAACAATCGTTATTTAAATTATATTCAAACTATTTTGTTTAAGTGGATTTAAAGGGTTACAAAATTCCAAGTCTGATTAGCTTCATCCCATTGGTATTCATATAAAGGATTACCGGCAGCAAGAGTTTCGTTTATTTGTTCTTCGGTTAATTCAGGTTGTGGTCCAAGTGGAGACTCCCAACATGCTAAAGTTGAATTATATACCCATGAAGCATATGGTTTTTCACCTAAAAATGCGTTGTGTTCAGGATACCATACCATTCCAACACCTGCATAGTTTCCTCTAAAAGGTGTTTTACCATCTCCGTGTTGGTTGCCGTGCGTGTTGTAAGATGTTTTAATCCATAAATTAGCTGGCCAATTATTATGTTTTTCTAAATATGCTTGACCTATTGATTCTTGTTCTACACCGTTCTCATCTTCAATTAATTTATTCTCAATGTAAAGAACTGTTAAAACTTTTTTTTCTTCAGATATTTTTGCAAAATGTGCCATAGTTATTGATACTTATACCTTATTACTACAATTCCTGAACCGCCGTTTGCACAAACTCCACCATTGAATTGATTGGCGCCGCCTCCGCCGCCAGTATTATCTGCAGCATTTGATCCGGCCCAAGCCGTGCCCCCTCCTGCTGGTGATGCGCCTCCGCCAGAAATTCCTCCGCCCCCGCCAGAAAAATATCTAGTGTTTGAAACAGGTCCCGGAGTTCCATAGGCTGTAGGTGTAGCTGAGCCTACCGCATCAGCAACATAACTTCCTATTCCACCTGTCCCGCCAGAATTACCGCTCGAATTTCCGCCCGCTGCGCCAGCACCGCCGCCGCCTCCGCACGAAAAAGTTGCTGGGGGTTGTGCAACACCAGCTCCACCATCATTACCTTGAGGTGGACTTACTGGTGGAGTGTTTCCTGAGTGTGGACTCGTAGAAGTTGCGCCTGATCCACCTGTAACTGGACCTGCAGGGACTGGTGAAGGACCACCACTAATAAGTGGGTGACCAGATCCACCGCCACCACCTGTCGATGTTATACTTGAAAATACTGAGTCTGCTCCACGATATCCATCATATTGTCCACTACTAGAAGCAGGTTGTCCACCGGCACCGCCGGCTCCAACTGTTACTGGATAATCTTGTTTTGTAACTGTTAAACCTGATGAATTAGATAAAGGAGACATTACTGGAGCAGCTACTTGTGGTGTAGCGTTAGAAAGTCTAAAACCTCCTCCGCCTCCAGCTCCGCCAGCTCTTTGTTGCGGATAACCGTTATTACCGCCCCCGCCGCCTCCAGCGACTACAAAATAATCTAAAACACCATTAGGGCTAGCAGCATCGCCAGCGTTAGATACTGAAAAAGTTCCTGGACTAGTAAAAGTATGAACTTTAAAATCACCTGACGTTGTAAGAGTTCCACCTGTTGCTTCAATAAAAGGTGAACCACTTCCTCCAGCACCAAATCCTAAGACTTGGTAACCAAACATTTTACCTCTAACTGATGGTTTCTTTTTATTATTTTTACCTTCGAATACTAAAGGTATATCAATTTTTTTCATCTTTTACTCCTTACAGATCGTTAGCTGCATCAGTAGTAAAGAATATTTTAACTCCAAGCACTCTTGCATCAGCAGTAAAAGTATCACTACCATCATTTGCATTTCTAAATAATTGGAAATATGTCAACTCACCTGCTGCAGGAGACCCTGCAACTGTAACAGCACCACTTTCAGACGAGATCTGTTGATCTTCAACTGTTCCTATTCCAGCGTCTGTAACTTCTACTGCAGTTCCATATGCAACATCAATAGTGTCATTGTCTGCACACGCAACAGCTTGTAATCCAAAAATACAATCACCTGTATTTGTAGATCCAGGTGTCCAGTATACTTGGTAAGTTAATGTCCCTTCATTCCATGATTTAGGCATAGCTACCGAAAATTGTGCAAATTCATCTGTGTCTTTATCAAAATCTAAAACTTTCATGTCAGGTCTTGTTGCTGTTGTTTCAACTTGTTGTGCATCAGCAGGATTTGTTGTTGCTCCATACATCGCTGAAGATGGAACCCACATAGTTTCTTTACCAGCTATCTTAACTGCAGATACGTTTCCGCCTGAATCTTCTGCTTGAATTACTCCACTACCTTTTGTTTGTAAAGCTAAACCGATGTTAGTGTCGCCTCCAGATGCTGTAATTGATGGATTGTTTCCTGTTGCAGCATTTGCGTATGTGACTTCATTAACAGCTGAACTTGTAGCTGTTAAAGTAATTAATTCATTTCCGTTTGTATCTTGAATATTTGTTCCAATTTTAGGAGAAGTTAAAGTTTTATTTGTTAAAGTTTCTGTCCCTGTTAGTGTTACATCACCTGCACCAAAAGCTAAAGTTTTAATGTTCGGATTAGTTCCATCATCTGCTGCCGCAAAAACTAATTGATCTCCTTTGTCTGTGGCTGAAAAAGTAAAAGAATCACCAGATCCAGATACGTATTTAAGTTGTACTGTATATGCACCTGAAGTTGAGTTTCTTAAAAAATAAAATTGTTGAACGTCTAAAGGTATTGTTACAATTTGATTTCCTGTAATTGTACCTGTAAATTCTATCATTCTGTGAGATAACACAGCACCAGTTGATCCATCAGATACGGATAAAGTTGTAGTCTGTGCTCCTCCTGCAATTGATTGTGCAGTGAATCCACCAGATATTTGTTCTATGATTTGTAAATTAGTGTTAGTTTTTGTTCCCCATGTACCAGCGTTTTCACCGGTTGCTTGAAGTTCAACCCCTAAAGGTGTGTATGTTGATGCCATAATTTTTTTTCTCCTATTACGCTGCTACGTCTGTATAACTTGTATTAGAACCTGTGTCAACCGCCTCATATGCTTGAATTCCAAAGCCGGTTGCAGTCCCAAATGCCGCTACAGAACTAGTTGTTTGAACGCCTGTTAATCCTAATACTAAGTCAGCAACAGTTACTGACCCTACATTAGCAGTTGCAGAAACACCTGTCAACCCAACAACTTCAGCTATTGGATCTATTGCTCCAACTGATGTGGTTATTGCTTGACCTGTTAAATTTATAACAGGACTTGATCCAATTGTAATACTACCAATACTAAAAGTTGCAGAAACTCCTGTTACTCCAGTTACATCTGCTGGTGAGATAGAACCAACACTAGAAGTTATTGCTTGACCTGTTGGTCCAACAATTTCTTGAGTAGGATCTAACGCTCCAACACTAGAAGTTATAGCTACTCCTGATAATGCAAAAGACGCACTAATTTCAAAAGAAACAGAACCAACACTTGCAGTGGAAGATACTCCTGTTACTCCCATTACATCAGCAGGGTTTAAAGTAAATATACCCCAACCATTATCTCCCCAAGATGCATTACTCCAACCATTAGCACCTAAGTTTGATGTAATTGCATCAGGAGCAGTTAATTCAACTGTTAATCCTGATATACCCCAAGCTTCAAAATTCCAAGTATCTCTACTCCAACCTTGTTCAGGAAAAGTAATAAGATCTCCAACAGAGGAAGTTATTGATTGACCAGTTGGAAATACTGTTTCATCAGCAAGTTGATCCCATTCACCATCATTCCATGCTTTAGCTCCCCAACCAGTTGTAAAAGCTTCACTTATACCCCAAAGATTTGCACTCCAATTACCTGCTCCCCAAAAATCAGTGTTAGGGGTATTTGCTTGTCCACCCATTCCTGAGTGATATTGACAATAATAGTATAAAGTTGGAGCAGAAGATGCTACTTCAATTTGTACATACGCTCCAGATTGACCGGTTGTTCCGCTTGTGGTTACACCTGTGGTATATTCACTACCACCAGAATGTGTTCCACCACTTGTTGTTGAAAATTTAAATGGGTGAGAACCCATCGAACTATCAGAAACATCAAATCTAAAAGTTCCGCCTTCAACTAATTCTAAGGTAGGAGTTTGTACTCCATCAATAAAATATTTATTGCCAGAGCCGGTAGATACTACCGTTACTGTAAAGGTTCTAGTAACGGACATCCGTCGTTACTCCTTTAAGCTAATCTGATGATTGCGTTAGATGCGTCTGCTGTTGGAAATTGAATTGTGAAAGTTCCACTTGTTACAGTTTTATCGCCACCAAATGCTACAACCACACACGCAGGATCACCTGAAGCTGAATCATTGTATATTAAACAACCATTTGCCGTAAAAGTTGCACTCGTATAACTAACATCAGAAAAATCGCAAACTGCAGTTGTGCTTGAAGCAACCGGGTCAACACTTGTAAGCGTTGCTCCTCCTGCTGAGTACGCTGACCCTGATGTGTTACTAATTTCGTTTGATGTTGAATACGCTGTTGTAGAAGCTCCTAAAGATGCATCACTTGTATACAAGGCTATCTTAAAAGTATTTCCACCTGATGCGCTAAAATTATGAACTCCTTTTAAAAGTTCTACTTTAAAACTTGTGCATACTGCCGATGTTATTGCCATAATTTATTCTCCTACTATTTACTATGGTGTCGGTGAAGGAACTTTAATACGGACTGTGCCGTCAGTGTAGTCGTCCCTTTTACGTCTACCAATTTGCTCTGCAGCAAACTTCTGTATCTCTTGTTTATACTTATTTTCATATAGTGTCAACATATCTATTGGACCTTTTAAAAATCCATATGCCTCTACTAAACATGCATATAGCAGGCCGTTAGGAAAATATTGACTAATATATGTAGTTGTGTTTGAGCTCGATAATCCATCTGGAATAGTCTCATAATGAATTTTAAATTTGTAAGTGCTATTTGGAACAGGAGCAAACATTATTCTTCCAGAAGTGGTATCAGTTGTCCCTGTAGCTCCACCAAACATAGCATAATATTTGGGTTTTCCAGTAGAGGTTTCCGCAGGAATATATTCCTGTAAATAGGTTTCATCTTTTTTCTCTAAAAAAGAGTTAGATCCGGTCGCTGCGGAAGTTGAGTCATATACCTGTATGCCTTTTACAAAAAGAGTTTTAGCAGGTGTATTAATTGTAGATTGTCCAGTAACTAAATTACCTATTTGTTGTTTTTTATATGCATCAATTGGAACGTCTCTTAATATTTTAAATTCCGCATCTTCTATAATTCTATTAACGATAGCTGTAGTTAATACATTAGAATCCACCTCTGTATAGTTTCTAATATCAGTTACTAAATTATCGTAAGTAAATCCTGCCATTATGGTGTTAGTGTTACCGGACCAGCCGATATACTTCCTCCTCCAATATTTGTACTTGCAGTTGCTGTTCCAGCAGCTGTAAACGTATAATTATTAGCATCAACTTTGGTAATTGTAAATCCTGCAGATTTATTTATATCCGCACTAGTTATACCAAAAGAACCCTCTCCATCTCTAAATCTTACCGTATCGCTTGTAGATCTACCATGGTTTTCTTCAAATACAGTTATAGTTGTAGAGCCATTTGTAATTTTAAATGGGTTTAAAGTTAAAACTCTGGCAACCGCAGGTTCTGTTCTATCTGGTCTTGCATTTAATAATCCCTGTGCATCTGCTGAATGTGGTTTAGGTTCTAATTGTGGATGTTTCTTTTCAAATTCAGATATATGAACTCTAGATCCATTCCATTCAATAACCATTTCTGAATATGGAAATTCTTGTCCTGATCTATCTGATATAAATTTTGCAAATTTTCCTGAAGATAATGCCATTATGCCTCCGGATAATAAACTTTAGGACTAATATATGTACTAGATGATGAGCCGTCCTCTGATAAAGCTCTTTGTAATTCGTCTTCGTATAATAGTTTTAATTCTTGAACTCTTTGTGGTGCATTTTTAATAGCAAGATAATAAGCTAATCCTGCGCACATACATGGTACAAAACGATAAGGTACATCAGTTGCATTTGTATAATCTCCTGCGTCTTGAATTCTTTTTACGTAATAGTAATTTATAAATTTTCCTGCCTCACTAGATCCAGGTGTTAGATATAAAGTTATTGTAACTTTATCTATGAACCTTTGAACAAAATATTGTGTTGGAACTCCTGTAGATGTTTTATTTGATAAAGCTTGATACTGAGATCTATTTATTTTTGTAAGTGGTGTATCTACGTTAGAGTTTCTAAAAGATGCTTCTAATACATCGTCAACACCATAGACAGCTGTTGCATCAGATGTACCATCTCCTGTAGATCTAAACATTGTATACACTGCTTGATCTGCAACTAATGTGATACTATTATTTGCAACTTCCCAATAATGTAAACCACGATTAGCCCATTCTTGAAACATGATATTTAAAGATCGTCTAGCCGTACGTAATTGAAGACCAGATACACCTTGCATACCTATTCTTTCATAAGCTTCTTCGATTATTTCATCGATAGCAAATGTTTTATCAAACGTCGCTGTGCCTGAGGTAGTGTTAGCCATTTAACCTCCTACTTATCAATCAATAAAGTAGCTGCATCTATGTTTGTAATCGTAGAGACTTTCATTCCACCTGGAAATAATATCCCATCTTCAGGGATGTTCATTGAAAAAACATCTCCGTTAGGAACGTCAGCTTGAAACAAAGTTGTGCTGTCTGTATTATCTTGAAGAACTATAGTCCCAGCACCACCTGCATCAGATGCTAAGATGATTCCTCTAAGTCTAGTTCTTCCAGCAAAGACTGCTCCTGTAGCTGTAACTCTAACTGATTTTACATCACTTTTCATAATTTTATATTCTCCATTAAATTAAGTATGGGCCCGAAGGCCCACACTAATTTGATTATTAACTTACTGCCGCACTAAACGGAGTTGCTGGTGTTCCAGTACAACCTGAAATCACGTCAACTTTCCATTTACCTGAAGCAATAACTGTACATTCGATTTTTGCAAATGTTACACCACCCTGATCACTACCATTTAATGTGATAGTGTCAGATGTTGAAGCTGTTTCAAAACCAACCATGTTATCAGATGTGTCATCAATAAATGATGCACTTCCAATCATAACGTCTGTTGCGTTTGCAACTTGCACAACTAGATTTCCAGACTTCGTAGTAGAAGCAAAGATTTCAAATTTTGCACCAACATTAGATAGATTGTTTAGATCAGCGCCTGGTCCTGCAACTGCAGAATCAGAATTTGCATTTGTCGCTGGTAATGTGTAAGTCACCGCTCCTGCTGCATCATTGTGTACAATTTTTCCCGAATGAGAAGCAACTGTTAACGAGATGCTAGAGTCAGCGTCTACAACATTAGCTGGACCTGTAGTGATAAATCCTGCTTTGGATGTTACCGGTCCTTGGAACGTAGTGTTTGCCATAGTGTTATCCTCCTAGTTACGTTTATGTAGTCTCTAGGCCGTCGACTATACGCGTCTACATAAACTTATTTGTATAGTTAGTTTTTTATATAGTAGATTTTAGTAAAGCGCAAGAGGGCCTGTAGTGTGGATTGGATTTTTCCAACGATGTAGCTTTTTTATTAAGTAGCTACAGAAA